CGATTGGATATCGAACTATGTGGGAGGCGGTGGAATTTTTAGAAGCCTAAATAACGAAGGAAAGTTAATTCCAAGACAGGATTTCCCATCTAGAACAGAACTAGAAATACCTGGAAAAAACATATCCGCCGACGAGGTGTTCGAGTGGCTCGGTGAGGCATGGAGTGTGGTTCCAGGATTTAATGCAGAACCTGGAGATGATGGTTCTGTAGTTGTTAAAATTGCGACGTGGAGATTGGAATCTTTAGATTCAGGACCCCAAGCTCGTCGGTACATTCAGTGTCAAGATTATAACGAGTGGGAGTCTGCTGCATTTGAAGTTGTAGTTCCGGAACAGTGGAGCCTACTAGATCCATTTTGGATTTACGTATACGGTCATTACGGTCACTTTGGAACTTTATATGTGGATCAGGTTAAATTGGATGTGATAATGACATCCGATCTACGGGTAAGAATAGATGATACGGCCGTACTGGCTCCATTAGAATTAATGATAGAGGACGTTGTAGATAGCAATACTGTAAGAGTTACTCAAACGTATGATGAAGCTGCAACTTCACAAGGAAGTGTACTGTCTAATTTTCGGGTGAATAAGTACAGTGAATTTGATAATGGATTTTCTGTTGATTATATTTCTATTCCATCTGGTTCTGAAGATATTAATGTACGATTTGAAGGAAAAATTTTAGACGTAATAAACGATGATCCTCAAGCAAAGAAGGTATACGTAGAAAAATCTTATCAAGAGTTTGGTGATGAGATAGGAGCCGTTATGACTGGAGAAGATGCTATTAGTATAGCTGATCCATTCGAAACTTATTTTATCCGATATTTGTTAAAAGATCCTGATAATTTATACACGTATCTTATAACGGGTGATGATACTAAATCACTAATAACGAATTTCAAACCCGTTAACACTCAAGAGTATCCTGGAAGTATAGCGTACAAACTATTAGAACCACTAGATCCGGATCTTGAAAAGTTAGATATGGTTTATATAGCCAATGAGGTTACTCCATCGTTGAAAGAAACGATTAATTTAGTTCCGTTTATAGACGAAAAAATTCCAGATACCGTTTTAAGATTGCCCAAGTTCGACGATTTAGATTCACCAATACGAGATCGTGAAACATCATATCTTTCTCACACTGATTTGGTAGGAGCCGGTGTAGCTGTTAGAGAACAACTTGAAGATAAAGTTCTTAGCGGAAGTTTGGAAGATGTAACTATAAATGTAGATTATAATCAATTTTCAAATTTTATACATTTTGGTTCTGCAGAAAAAAGAATTAAAAATTTCAAATATAAATTGAGTTTAATTGAGACGTATACTAATAATAGTGCATCTTTAAGCGGAAATCTATTAACTGGTTCTGGATATTTGGGTAGTGCCACCGGATCTGATGTTAGTGCATCATCTGTAGATATTGCCAAATGGGAAATGTCTAAACGTCAGACTATAAATGAATTTGATGATTTTGAAAACTACATGTATTTTAAAAGTTCGTCATACGTGACTAGTTCCAATGGAGAATTTTATTCTAATGCATCTCCCAAATATTCAGGAGCTGGAACTCTTATTAATCCGTATGTTAACGAATCAGTTACTAGTTCGGCATTTATTACATGGTTTGATAATCAAATTGTTACTGCTTCAATTTATGACAGGAGAAATGTTAATAGACTTGTAAATTTATTACCGGAACACATAACGTATGATCAAGAAAACAATGAATTTGTTCTTTTTATGGATATGATGGGTCATCATTATGATAATATATGGACTCATATAAAGGCATTATCAGATATGCACGATAGATCTGAAGATGTTACTAAGGGTATTTCGCAAGCATTAGTAGAACCAGTTGCAAAATCATTGGGTTTTGATCTGAAAGAGGGAAGAGATCTGGTTAGATTACCCCAATATCATTTAGGATTACAAGAATCTGGATCTAATACTAACATTTATAATATCAGATTTACTAAAAGATCCCAGAAAGATGTTACACGAGAAATATGGAATAGAATTTTAGCAACAATGCCGTACATGTTAAAATCAAAGGGAACTAAACAGTCATTGAAAGCATTGATTGCTGCTTACGGTATTCCAACGTCTATACTTAGGATACAAGAATACGGTGGACCTAAAATTTCTGGAGCTCCGGATTTTGAAATAAAACAGCGATTTACTAAAGCTGTAGATTTTCATGGATCTCAATACATTAAAGCTCCGTGGTATGATACGAGTTTTGAAAGATCTCCTGATACTTTAGAATTTAGATTTAAATCTAAACAGGAAGTTGATCAATTACTTGCAACTAAAATAGATTCTAATAATAAAATTGAAGCCGCAGTTTATCTTACAAATGTTGCCGGAGTTGATAGTAGGGGAGATGTAAAGTTCGTTCTCAGTGGAAGTACGAATCAAACAGCAACGATATCAAATCAACCCGTTTATAACGGTGAATTCTGGTCAGTAATGGTTAAACGAAGAACTGCATCAATATCAAGTAGTTACGCCGATCAGAGTATTACAAGCAATTATAATCCTACTACCCAAAGTTTTGATATGTTTTTAGGATATTATGATTCAGGAATAGATGATGTAATTGTTAGAGCGTCTGCTAGTATGGATATTTCTGGAAGTGCAGGTAGTGGATTATTACAACATTGGAATGTAACGAGTAGTGTAGCTGGAGATAATGAATGGTACATTGGTGGAAAGTTTGATGATGCCAGTAAAGGTCAACAGTTTTCTGGATCAATGATGGAATGGAGATATTGGGGAACTCCGCTATCTGAGTCCGCTTTTTACAATCATGTTGCTGCTCCTAAAGCAGTTAATGGAAACAATCCAAGTTCTTCATATTATGATATGAGTTTAAGATTTTCTATGGATGATAATTTAAATTTACATTCTAGTCAAAATCCATACGGAATACGGGATTATTCTTTAACAGACGGTCAGTTGTTTGCTTCGGCATCGGGATTTGATAATGAAATTAATTTTAGTAATGTGTTAGATAGACAAAAAGCATTTGTACCAAATATTGGAATAGGTAAAAAATCAAATAAGATTAGAATTGAAAATTCAGTTTTAAAAACTCCAGACGGAGCTGCTGCAACATTAAGTCCGAATGAGAGAGTAGAAGTTAGTTCCTACGATTTAGCGTCTAACGATTCGGCTAAGTTGGGAATATTTTTTGCCCCATCTGATGTTATAAATGAAGATATTATTTTATCAGTAGCAGATTTAGATTACGGATCTTATCTGGGTGATCCAAGAGATATTTATGAAGATTCATACGTATATGGTCGATTCAATAGAATAGCCGATACGTATTGGCAAAAGTGGACTACTACGCAGGGTTTTTGGGATTATATTAAATTAATAAAATATTATGATTTAAGTTTGTTCGATCATCTTAGAAAATTATCTCCTGGTAGAGCTAAGAAAAACTTAGGTTTATTGATAGAGCCAACTATTTTAGAAAGATCAAAGGTAGTAATAGGCGCACCACCAACAGTAGAAGATTTAAGAAAAGAGGCATTGTATGATCTAACTGTTCTTGCAAAGCCGTCTTCATCTAGGGAATATTCTAGGGGAATTTTAAAATCCGGATTCGAAACGTCGGCGACTGCGTCTAACGAGTTAGAAAAGCAAATTCAAATAGATCAGTATGCAAATATTCGGGTGAGTGGATCTAAAGAATTTAGGTCTGGTACGCTTTCTGATTTTGTTTTTGATGTAAGCGGAAGTAATGTTCTACTTAGAACTGCAGTAACTTCAAGTGTTAATGAAAAACTTGTTTCCGATAGAATTGATTACGAAACCGTATCGTCTTCTGGTTTTCAATATGGTGGTGGTTCTTTGAGATCATTCGGAGATATTAATATTGATTTTGAAGATAGAGATTACACAACAGCTAGTGTTTCTACATACGGGGGTGATAATATCTTTTTTGAGGTTCTTTCACCAAATATAACTGGATCGAGAATGTCTCGTCACAATGAAGAGACGGTGTTATTTTATTCGTCTGCTTTGAGCGCATCTTTGTATAATGCACATTCTTCATCATTGCAACGTAGTGAGTACGAATCAGTGTATGATAGTCATACTGCACTGTTTAGATTGGCATACGAAGGGTGTAAAGAAGACGGTTCAACAGTACCGTTTGGTAACAATATTGCAGTTGAAATTACAGAAACCAATCCGTATGTTGTAACATCAACTACTACGGGTGATTCTTACGTAGATACAGATTTAAGTGGAGAATAAAACCAGTACGGCAATATTTATAACAAACATGTTCTGTACATAAATTCGGAGAATATAATAATGGGATACCTTAATAACGCAACTACTGTTTTAGACGCAATCTTAACAAAGAAAGGTCGTGAACTGTTAAGTCGTGGACAAAATGAATTTCAGATTACAAAGTTTGCTTTGGCTGATGATGAAGTAGATTATTCTTTGTGGGATGTTAGTCATCCAAATGGCACGGATTATTACGGTACAGTAATTGAAGCTTTACCGCTGTTAGAACCAACACCAGATACAAACACTATCATGAGATATAAATTAGTATCTAGAGCCGTTGGAACTAGAAAAATGTCTACTTTAACGGGAATTAATTCGACGTATGTTGTTGATTGGAGTTCAAACGGAAGTGCAGTTAACTCACAAACAATTACACCAGCTACTACAAATGTTCCTAATGATGGTACTATAGATCCAGATGGTTATTCATTTACTTTACTAAATTCTTCCATTGCATTTTTAACATCACCTAATAATGATGGTGGTGCTACTGGTCAAGGAGCTATAAACTACACACAATCTACTCAAAATATTAGTCAAACTGTTTACGGTAATAGCTGTACTGCTACCGCAAAAGCCATAAGTCAGCCTGCTGCGGGAGAAGCTAATCCAGCTACGACAATAATTGTCACTGGATTAACATACGGAGCAACTTATGCTACTACACTGAGTGTAGCATATCAAGACGAATCATAATAAACCAGGAAATCGCCAATGGCATTTCTAGATAAAACATCTCTTATAGTTGATGCAGTTATAACGGATAAGGGGAGAGAAAAACTCTCTACTAATTCTTTTACTATAACTAAGTTTGCATTGGGAGACGATGACATAGATTATTCGCTATACAATGAAGCCAATACAAATGGTCCAAATTATTACGGGATAGCTATTGAGAATATGCCGTTACTGGAAGCATTTACCAGGGGTTCGGAAGCGTTACGATATAAGTTAACAACTAGACCGGTCGATAGTAATAGAACTCCAGAAATATCTGCCGGTTTACCATCTACCATTTCGTTAGTTGGTCCTAGAGATTACGTGCTGATAGAACCTGGAACGGTAAACTTACCGGTTGGACAAACTAGTGAGGAATACATATTTGAATTAGTTGGAAGCGACGTAGATATAGATTTTATTATTGGAAATTATGCAGATCAGCAGCGCACTGTCGAACATCAAGTTATAATAGAACAAATTGACAGGTTGACTGGAAGGACGATACCTCGCCGCGATATGATAGATATGAAGATTGATGGTAGACAAGTAGAACCAACTGGTCAGGTAACTAGGATTACGAGTGTGTTCGAAGAGGGAACTGCTCATCAACTCATTATTGCAGGCGGTCCGGAGGATGTAAGACATATCTCGGGAGTTAAGGCTCAGGGAGAAGTGTGGATTGCTACTGAATTCCTAGGATTAACACAACAAATTAGGAGCCCACACGAAATTTACCCCGGAGACGGTATGAAAATACAAGTTAATGGAGCAGGATTTATTCAGCTTTTTGTGGAACAGCGCCGCGAAGAAGAGCGTGAAGAAGAGCGTGAAGAAGAGCGTGAAGAAGAACGCGAAGAAGAAAGACAAGTTGCTAGTGTACCATTAAAAAAATCTAGGAATGGAAGAACATTAGCCGAATTGGATGTAAGTCGTGGAGCAATTGGTCATGCAGTAGAGGCCGGACTTATAAGACCGAATATGAGAGTGTTCGTAGTTTATGAGACAAGAACTGGTCGTACTCAAAGAATTAATGCTACGATTGCCAGCATAAATGCTAGACGAGATAGGATAGAACTTGCTAGACCATTGAGTCAAGCTGTGCCAGATATCATTAATGTAGAGTTAGCTGAAGACGGAGAAAGATAATGGGACCGAATCAAGATACCCAAACAAGAACATTAACAGGAAGACAAATTAGTTTAGTAGCAAAGAATGTTGCGGAAACAAAACAGATGACACTTAGGGTAACGGGCGTAAGTTCGGGAGCAACTAAGACTATAAGTGTAACAGTTTCCCCTAGGCCATAAACTAATTGCACAAAAAATGAGTTGATTAATATTTATTAGTGAATAGGAGTTAATTATTATGCCAACACAAGAAGGAATTTTTTCAAGATTTGATGACGACGATGTTATACCTGGACAGGTAAACGTTGTATCGTCCGGGATGTGGTCCGGTGGAGCTGGAACATTAACCTCCTTTTACACGTCTTCTACACAAAGTGGAAGTACTGGAGAACACTACTACGATGTTTACAATGGAGTAGTTGGTACGAATGCGACAGCATCAGTACAAGCTTCAGTTACGTACGGTCACAAGACTGGATTGGGTTCTCTATCTGGAGATAACAATTATAAGGCTTCTAAAGCCGTATACGCACAATTAAAGAATTTATTGTTAACACAAAATGAAGCTTCGTTTAGTTATGCGCCGAACAACGCATCGGCTTCCAATTCAATATATGCAATATCAATTAACAGATCTAGACTTAAGGAAAAAATGGATCCGGGTAATTGGGAACTCCATATATCCAGTTCTACTGCTAAAGTTATAAAACTTATTGATGATAGCGGAGCAACTTCAGATCCAAATGTTAAAGCTACGGTTAGAGAATTTGCTATTATTTCAGGATCTATTGCATCTGGTACGGCTGTAGAACCGACGAGCGGTACAAAACATTATGGTAAATTTTATCCGGAATCTGGACTTTTAATTATAGATGCAGATGAATTGGGCGGTGTGGCTACAGTAGCTGGTTATTCTGTTGCTGCTAATGCAGATGCTGATAATTCTGCTAAATTTTTCGATGCAGTTAAGGGTGGAGCGTATTTTTCAGCAAGAAGGGAAGAGCAGATAAAGTCTACTCATTATTTTTGTAGAGTAAAACATGGAAAGTACAATCACAGTCAAAATCCAACGTATTTTTCTGGATCAAATGCGGATTTAACTATTCCATCGTTTAAAACTGATCCTAAATCGTATATTACGACCGTAGGATTATACAATGATTCTAACGAACTGTTAGCCGTGGCAAAACTTTCAAGACCTGTTTTAAAATCTACATCAAGAGAAGCACTTATTAAAGTACGGTTGGATTTCTAACAACTTTATTTCAGCAGTGATATCTGCTAAGCTAAACTCGGTTATGAAATATTTATTAATAAATAATAGGATTTGCTATGTTTAGCCAAATAACCAGCGAAGATAGAACTGTCACTCCATATAAAGTACACAAAAGATTTACTGTTAATTATTATGCAGGAACTGATAGTGCCACTAGACTTGGAGTGCAAGCTCTTGATGCTATTTCTGGTAGTTTGACTGGAAATCCTGCGTTTGCTACAAGTTCAGCAGCTTATAATACAGTTATTACTGAAGGAACTACATTTAAAGTATTCAAATTACCGTTATACAGACAATTAAAATTAAATTTCTTTGAATTTCAACGCTATCCGAATAGGATCAGCGCGGAAAACCCACAGCCCCAACACGTTTTAGATAGTAATTTTTTACCGTTTGGTCATGGAAAACCCAGTCCCACTAGGACTGTAAACGCGGGTTATTATCATTGGCAAGTATTAAAACTTAGGGAGTTACACGATAAAGCCAATGTTATTAGTATTCCTCAAAAATTATTTGGGGAAAGAATCCGTACTGGTTCTATAGAATTAAAGGATTATTCTAGTGGTGCTGGTATTACGATTAACGATGATGGATACGGTAACCTATATGATGCTGCATACGAATCAAATTTTATGAGTGCAAGTTTAACGGCTCAAGGATCCGGATCATCATTAGGAGTGGTTTCATACGATTATGGTTTATTAATGTTCACGCACACTGGAAGTTACTATACCGATATTGGTCGGGGAGAGGGGGTAACCGGTTGGACTTTAAAGTTTGATGCTACTAAAACTGTATACGAACATGAATATCTTTGCAACGTAAAAGAAGGACAGTTTAATAACAGTACAAATATAAGTGTTTCACTTGAAAGAAGTGGAAGTCAAACTATTCCGGCTGGTATGAATGCTGATGATTTACGAGAAGTAATGAATTCTCCAGCTGAGTCATCTTATGGTTCGAATGGATATACGGCTACTACTCAAACAGAAAATTTTACAACACATTCATTTTTTGCTCCGTACGTTACAACGGTGGGGCTATACAACGATCATGGAGATTTGTTGGCCGTGGCAAAAACATCTAGACCGGTTAGAAATGATCCAGATTTGCAATTGAGTTTCATGGTTAGATTCGATGTGTAGTATTTATATCAAACGAGGAATATTATTATGGCTATAGAAAAAACAGTATCGCAAATGAAAGAAGAGTCTTCAACTGCGGACAGGAAACACAAAATTAATTTAGATTTACTTGGTATTATCAAGTTTAGACAGGCAAGAAAATGGTACATTTCTATTGCAGTTGTTACGCTGTTTGCTGTTATATTAGCACTCATGATATACTTTATGAGCAATGGAGTCGATGTACAAGGCGGCTGGAAGGAAATATTATTATTAATGTTGGGTGGATTTGTAGGTTCATTTGCAAAAGTCATTGACTTTTGGTTTAACAATGCCGAAGATGATACTAAATTATTAGAACACGCTGACGATTAGTTTAACTGGAGAAAACAAATGTTTAAAAAATGTATATTGGGATTGTTACTGGTTTCATCTATACATGCACAGGATTTTATATTAAACTTTTTTAAGTATTCGACGGCATATGCAAGTTTCAGTTTAAATGCTCCAAGATATCAGGAAGATCGATTCAGTGTAGTTGGAGGTTTAGCAACTGGAGAATTGGAAGTTGAACGAGAAGAACGAGAACTTCAAGCCGATTTTCAAAAATCTTTTGGATTGAGAAAAATTGGTCGATTTAATTACGAACCAAAACGAGGTGTTAAGAACGCTGGTGTTGGTGGAACTTGGTACGATGGTTCAGAAAAAAGTGCAAACGAAAATGCTACATTCGGTCCCGTTAAGGGATGGGAGTATTTAATAAAATTTACTGAAGGTCGTCGATGGGGTAATGAATATTTGAATCAAGAATACTGGTTGAGATATACTGGTAAGTGGTTTATGAGTAAAATAGGTTGGACAGAACTTGGATTAGAAGAGATAACCTACGGTCAAGGTGATTTGAGATTAAAGTGGACACCAGAATTTTTAGGTAATCAATTAACATTTAGTGTTGGTGCAAAACATAGACAACATCCTGTATACGGATTTGATGCTATGATATTGGATACAACTTGGTACAAAGGATCTTGGTGGGATTTTGCTGAAACCGCTTTCGGTGTGGATGATAACCGATGGTACATAATTGATGAAAATGGCGAGATACCAGAAGGTCAATTGGTGTACTATGATTCGGCTTCGGATTCTTGGATACCTGTATCGGGTGATGGACCGTTTTTTAACGGGTTAGGAGAATTTATTGGGTATGATTACATGTGGGAAACTTCCGATGGAGAAATTGTTGCTTGGACTGACCGGGAATTTTTCATATATCATTTTCCAGGATTGTTAGAATCATACATGAATGGAATAAAAAGGGATTTAGGCTATCAAAGAGAAACATCTTTAGTATTGGGTTTAGATTATTATCATTATGCTGATAGATGGTGGGTACATGCTTGGGGCAATTGGATGCCATACCATTACGGACATGATAAATATTCGTATCATAATGCAGCCGATTATATAGGGCACTTAGAAGAAGGTAAGGAACCACATGAGTTTATGTTTATGGAGTCGATGTGGATGAGCTGGTATGATTATGATATAGGTGCAATTTTTGGAGTTAAAGTACAAGAAAATCTAGGCGTATTTGCGGAAGGTCGTTATCTTTATTACTGGGACAGACCAGCGTATGATTTTAAAGTTGGATTAAATTATCAGTTTGTAGGATTTAGTAATTAGGAGAATAAAATGACTATAAATAAAAGTATGGCTGCTATTATAGTAGCCTTTATAACGGGTCTATCACCTATGGGAGTAATCTTAACTCAAGGGTGGATGGAACAAAGAAAAATGGAGGCAGGTATCATTG